ATCGACTCACAAGAGTTGAGGCCAAACTAGAAATTATCTACGACCTCATTACAAAGGATAGACAATGATTGCATTAGCAAAGAAGGCAAGCCCTGCTGCTATCGCTGTACTCCGTCAGGCTACAGCCTTATGTCCAAAGCGTATTAAGGCTAGCGATGGGTTACTCCCATCAGCAGCGCACGTAAAGCAGAACCCAAACTCAGACCACAACTCAGGCTTTGCAGTAGATATTAGCCACGACCCTGTTAATGGGATTGACTGCGCCTTTGCGTACATCAAGCTGCAATCAGACCCACGCGTTAAGTACCTGATATTCAACGGAAAGATTTGGTCACCTGAGAAGGGTAACCACGATTACACCGGACCTAATAAGCACCATAAGCATCTGCACATTTCCATTAAGGAAACCTGTGGCAATGACACCTCACCTTGGTTCGCTTGGTTAGGCGCACCCAAGACGCTAGACAAGGTAAAGGCTAACCTACACCTTTACCTAAGAAGAAGGAGCAAAAATGAACAAGAAGAAACTAGAAGCAATCGCATCAACATACCTTCGTGCAGCTATCGCTGCAGTTATTGCACTCTACCTTGCTGGAGTCACTGACCCAAAGGCTTTGCTATCAGCAGGACTCGCTGCTGTTGCAGGTCCATTGCTTAAGGCACTCGATCCAAACTGCACAGAGTTTGGTAAGAACTCAACTAAGTAAAGTTTGACTGCGAGGCTATGACCCCTGCTCCCTTAATTGGGAGTGGGGGTCTTTTTTTGTTCCCTAAAAGAACGAAACCCCTACAAGCCGCGAAGTCTGTAGAGGTTCTGTCCAGCACTCAAGCAGGTACTTATGTTTCCCTGCCTTAGTACTTAAAATTTACCAGAGTTGGAATCATCATTCAAGTGGGTCTTCAGACGGTGGCAGTTAGCACAAAGAGTTTGTAGGTTGGCAGGGTCGTTGTTCCAACGGTCCCCGTCTATGTGGTCAACGTCAAGCTGGCTGATGTGTACTGGCTTGAAGTTGCAGTGCTCGCAGTAATCCTTCTTATGGACTGCGTATGGGTACTGGCTCTTGATAATGTTGCGTCGATAGACAGTAAAGCATCTGAATCTACTGGTAGCTGTTGACATCTTTGCATCCCTGAGTTTGATTTTAGTAGGGCCACAGACTGAGCATATACCAGTCCTGGACTCTTCGTTAATCTCCGTAAGTCTGTGCTTCATCACGATCCGGAGGGCAGGGAACTAGCCCAGTTTTATATGAGCCGTCTTTACTCTGGTAGGTCTTTAACCTATGGCAATTAGCGCATAATGTCTGAAGGTTTTCAAGTTCATTGTTCTTACTGTTGCCGTCTATATGGTCGACATCTAACTGGCAAGGATGCTCAGGCTTGAAGTTACACCTTTCGCAATAATCCTTTTTGTGGATTCTGTAAGGAAAGCTGAATCTATTATTAGCAGCACGATGAGGCGTAGAACAACGCCATTTAGAATTAAGTTTCTTCTTCTTTGAGTCTCGTAGTTTCACCCTGACCAGACCGCATATACTGCAGACTCCAGTACGTAGTTCTTCGTTAATCTTCGAAAGAGAGTGCATTATCTTTATCCGGAGGACAGGGTAGTTTGACCAAGTTACCGCAGCTGACGCAGGTTCCGTCTAGGAAATACCAGACCAGTTCGTAGTCATCAAAGGACGCCATAACGCTGAAGACCTGAGAGCCACACGGACAGACGTGGATGGGTCCTAAACCCCGCAAATCGCTTCCTGTGACCTCTGGAAGCCATCGTGTAGGGTTCCTGTGCCGCATTCTTGGCAGGGTTGGTAGACGGAGGGAGACGGTAACCTGACGGTTACCTGACTGCGCCCTTGTAGGGCGCCCTGTTTCTTTCTGCTCGCTCACGCTCGCAATTATAGCCAGACAGTTTCTAGTATGTGTCTTACGACACGCCGTGATAGGATGCCCAGTATGGAAGAACTCATCAAGCAAATAGAAGAGGCTGCCTATTATTACCCTGGCCAGTATTTCCAAGACAACACGGCGCACATCTACGGCGAAGGTATGAAAGCTGGAAGAGCACAAGCTCTACGAATCTTACGAGGTGAGGAACCTGATGCCTAGAATCTATTCGGTCAAGATTTTTGGTCAACGATACAAGATTGATTACAAACATCACGACGAAGATAGCTACGGCGTGACTGACTCACAGATCAATCGCATCAGTATGCGTCACAACCTACCTGAAGATAAGATGATTCACGTGCTGATGCACGAGGTAACGCACGCTGTTATCCACGAGTCCTTGCTTGCACAGCGCAAGCGCTTTGACGTAGAAGAAGTTTGCGACTTGGTGGGATACCACATCGTAGATACTTTACAAGACAACCCTGCATTACTAGAATGGGTGTTCGGAGTTAAGAAAATTACGGAGGAAGAAAATAAATGAAAGAGATAATTGCACTTTGTTTAACTAGCTTTCTACTAGGTTTCGTTGGAGCATATGGCTTTGACACCTGGTTAACTTGGAGGGATGACCGCAAGTGGCGATAGAGGATCCAAAAGAATTACTGCTGCACGTACTGCACGCCCAAGATGCTAGTCGTGACCGCAGCTTACAGACTGAGGTAGGACCATCAGAGATTGGTGGATGTAAGCGCAAGGTTTGGTACAGACTGAACGCACAGCCACATACCAATGAGAACCAATCTAAGTTGGCTGCCATTATGGGTACTGCTATCCACGCAGCTATTGAAGAGGCTATCGGTGCACTCGATCCTGAAGGCAAAGAATACTTGGTTGAAACTGAGGTTGCCTACGGTGATATGAAAGCGCACGTGGACTTATTCGTACCTAGTACCGGTGCTGTGATTGACTGGAAGACTAGCAAGATTAAGAACCTTGGTTACTTCCCATCAAAGCAACAGCGCTGGCAGGTACAAGTCTACGGTTATCTACTATCTAAGAATGGCTACGATGTTAAGACAGTTAACCTTGTAGCAATAGCACGTGACGGTGCTGAGAAGGATGTCAAGGTACATACTGAGCCTTACGATGAATCTATTGCACTAGAAGCTTTTGAATGGTTGGCTAACGTCAAGGCTAGTACAACACTTCCAGAGCCTGAAAAGGATCAGTCATTCTGCAAGGATTACTGCCAGTACTACGACGCAACAGAGCAGATGGGTTGCGGTGGTCTGAAGAAAGAACGTATCGTCCTTAGCGAAGTCGTGATTGAGGACGAAGAAGTTGACAAGCACGCACTGCACTACTTACAGTTAGATGGCAAGATTAAAGAGCTGGAAAAAGAACGCGAGACTTTGAAAGCATCTTTAGAAGGAGCAACTGGTACTACAAGAAGCGGTGTAGAAATCAGTTGGACAACTGTGAAAGGTCGTGAGACAGTTGACAGTAAGGAAGTTGAGAAACTTCTAGGGTTCGTACCAAAGGTTATTGGTAACGAATCTGTAAGGCTAAACATCAAACCTATCGGAGGAAAATAAATGGCTGCAAACGAGAACACCAAGTTCCAGATTAACTACAAGTTAGCTGATGGAACTCTTATCAATCTTTATGCTTCAGATGTAAAGGATCTTGAGACAGGTCTAGTCGACCTTGCAATGGTTGCACAGTTGATTAAGTCAACATCTGCTGACCTATCAGGTGGCGCTACTGCTACTGCAGTACAGAACATTCAGGCGCAGTTTGTTGCAACACCAGTTGCTGCACCTGTTGAACAACCTGGTACTAAGAACTGTAAGCACGGACAGATGGCATTCAAGACTGGTACATCTGCACGTGGACCTTGGCAGGGATATATGTGTGCAGCACCTAAGGGTGCGTTAGATAAGTGCGAGACTATCTGGGTTCGTTAATGTATGCGCGAGCCAAGGTTCTATGAGAACCCAAGCTGCGCTGAGATAGGTGGTGACTTGTTCTTTCCTGAAAAGGAAGGACAACCATTTGGCAATGTTGAAATTGCTATGGCAAAGAGAATCTGCTTATCGTGTCCCCATCAAACGGAATGTGCAGAGTGGGGTATTAAAAAAGAAATACACGGTATCTGGGGTGGCCTCACTGAAGGCAACCGCAGGGCAATCCGTAAGGAAAGAAAAATTACATTGAGGGAGGAAGACGTTGCTTGATCTACAACGTGCGTGGGGCACAATCCTCACCAAAGCAACGCCTCTTCCTGATGTATGGAAAGGTTTAGCATCTAAGCAGATTAAGTTCCGCAGGGGACAGGTCTGTATGGTAGCTGCTGCACCTAATGCTGGTAAATCAATGTTTGCTCTTATCTATGCAGTCAAGGCAAAGGTACCTACGCTGTTCTTCTCAGCAGATACTGATACCACAACTGTAATGTTAAGAGCTGCAGCGCACGCTTCTGGACATAACCAAGTGAATGTGGAGCAGAACCTTTCGACTGACTCACACTTTTACGATGGTGCATTTGATAAGTTAAAACATATTAAGTGGGTCTTTGATTCCAGTCCGTCACTCGATGATATCGAGTTGGAGATAAAGGCTTATGTCGAGTTGTACGGCCAAGCCCCTGAGTTGATCATCATAGATAATCTTATGAATGTAGCTGCTGAGACAGACAACGAATGGGCTGGGCTTCGTGCAATTATGATGGAGCTTCACGATATGGCACGCAAGACTGAAGCCTGCGTACTGATACTGCACCACGTCTCTGAGCAATCAGAGTACGGCTCTCCAACAGAGCCACCATCACGACGTGCTATTCACGGTAAGGTCAGTCAATTACCTGCGCTGATTCTTACACTGGGCTATAACCCAACTGTCGGTGAGTTAAAGATTGCACCGGTCAAGAACCGCTTTGGTCCACACGCAGCAGATGGTAAGGACTTTGCTACCTTGTATGTAAATTATGGTGCGTGTCAGATATCAGATGGGGACGCCTATGGCGCTATGCTGGCACGAGATGCACGAGCAGGGTACAAGGATGATTATATACCGCAGGATGAGTACGGACACGAGGTAGCAATCTAATGGCTAATACAGAAATCCAGTATTTGAAGAATGAGATCAAGCAACTCAAGGCTGATATGGCTAACTTGATTATGGCTTTGATTGAACTGAAAGTATTTAAGATTAAGATTGACGAGAACGGTAACGCTGTCTACGACACAGGTAAAGATGAGCAGTCCCAAGTACAATAAGGCTAAGGGCGCAGCATTTGAGATAGATGTAATGAAATGGTTTCGTAGTCTGGGAGTCTTAGCAGAGCGCTTGCGCTTAGCTGGCAAGGATGACGAAGGTGATTTAGTATGTGTGATTGCGGGACAAACATACATACTAGAACTCAAGAACACGGCGAGACTAGACCTGCCGGAGTTCTGGAGGCAAGCAGAAGTTGAGGCGCTTAACTACGCTAAGGCTCGTGGTATCGGGGAAGTGCCACTGCATTATGTTGTAGTTAAGCGTCGCAATGCTGGCATAGATAAGGCTTGGGTGGTCCAAGACTTAACACAATGGCTAAAGGAGAAACAATAATGCCAATTCCAGGCGGAGATATTACAAGCACACAAACGTGGAACGAAGTTCCAGCAGTAACAGAAGAAGCTATCGTTGCAGCAGATGCTGAAGAAGCAACAGAAGAATACGTACCAGAAGAGGAACTGGATCAAGCGTGATTTGCCAACCTTGTATAGATGCAGGCGAATACAACCGCTTGGATCAGATTAAACTCAGCGAAGCACATCACGACAAATGCGAGGGGTGCGTATGCCAGCACAAGACTGGTCCAGGGTACGTAAGGCGGGAAAGTTCAAAGGGAAAGTAGATGCAAACGACATCCCAATAGATGCCATCGTCAGATACTTTGGCGGTGAAGTAAGAGAAGGTAAGTCAGCTAGTGTCCGGTGCTGCTTACATACAGACAGCAGACGCTCTGCTGTTATCAACACGTACGATAACTTGTACTACTGTCACACCTGCGGTAAAGGTGGGAATGCAGCTAACTTAGTCTGCATACTAGAGAACTTGGAGTTTAACGATGGCCTCAAACGTGCAATCGAAATTGCAGCTGGAAGCGGCGCAGCGATACGCACAACAAATAAGTCCGGAGGCAATCGTCGCGCTAGCAGAACGTGGGATATCTGAAGAGGTAGCTGCGCTCTATATGCTAGGCAGTGTGACTGATCCTATGAATGGTCACGAACTGCACGAGGGTTGGCTATCTATTCCATACATCACCGCGCTTAACCACTGCGTAGGCTTTAAGTTCCGTAGGTTAGATGATGGTAAGCCCAAGTACGGTAGCCCTACAGGAAAGAAGGCTCATCTCTATAACGTAGTTGATACTACGATCCTTAGTAAGCACATAGTTGTATGTGAAGGTGAGTTAGATACAGTCATAG